GCAAATCAATCAACATGGTTTACATACAGTAGATTTTTAATTCCATATTTAGAGAACTACGAAGGATTTAGTATGTTTATAGATGATGATTTTATCTTTAACAAATCTCTACTTCCTATGTTCTATTATTTAAATACAGATGATGCAGTTGCATGTATTAAGTATCCACAAATGAAACACGATGAAACTAAGTTTGATGGTGAAGTGAATATAGATTACCCATGTAAGTTGTGGTCTTCTATGATGTTCTTTAATAACGGTCATGAGGATTGTAGAAAACTTACACCTGAAGTTGTGAACACTTGGACTGGTGCTCAATTACATCAGTTTGAATGGACTGATAAGATATCTCCAATACCTGAAAAGTATATTTTTGTTGAAGGATATGATGACCCTGAAGTAAAATGGGATTTCTCTGCAGTTCACTACACTAGAGGAGGCCCTTGGATAGATGGGATGGATTCTAGTCGCATAAATAATTTAGAATACTACAAGAGAGTAAAAGATAAATTACCCTTGTAATTTAATCAATATTGAGGTATAATAACAGTATGAACGCACTAATTTACACGGAAGACCAAAAACTTATTATTAGAAAACCTAATGGTTTACAATACGAGTTTGATAATACAGACCAACCTGAACTAGGTTTTGATTTTGATGTATTAGTATACGATGATATAGAAATCGTAATTGAAAAATGGGATGATGATAAATGTTTTGATGACCAAGTCAAAAGACCATTAACAAATCCTGAAAAAGAAATTATAGAAAACTATATTGAAAATTCTGAACCTCCTGCAGGAGTCACATTAAACAATCAATATGTACAAGACTTAGTTGACGAAGTAAAAGGTAATATTGCAAATTTTCTTGATAACTATGGATTTGATGATTTAACTGAAGTCACGTTTGCAGGTAGAGAAGGTTCAAATCACCCATATAGGTCTAATGCAAGAAGAGTACTAGAGTTTGCAGATTCACAATATGTAATCTACGACCAATTAGTAAATGAAATTTTTGCAACTAGAGAAGACCATTTAAAACCAATACAAGATTATCTAAATCAATTACCTCAGGCATCATTACTACCCGACCATGAAAGGTAGTATATGTTTGATGACGTAAAAGTTGTTCATATCGATGAACCCTTCAAAATAAAAGACTTACCTCTTAAAGATATCTATGTCTTAGATAATTATCTTGCAACCGAACTACATCATCATTTTGACGATTACATTGTAAGAGAAAATATATGGTCTAAGACTAATCAAGTCAGTAGTGGAAGTCCTACAGGTTTACCTCACCATAGTTTTTGGGGTGCAACTTATTTCAGAGATGGTATGAAATTAGAAAAAGATATGGATAAACTCCATACTATGTTTCCATATTATCTAAACAGAAGATTGCAAACTGAGTTTGGATTTAAGTGGGTAAGATTTCAATATATGGGACTTAATTCTCAAACTCAAGGTTTACAAGGAACAACTCACGCAGATTGTCAAGATGAAGATGAGTGGAATTTATCATTCTTATATTACACTAATAAATTTTGGAATAAAAATTGGGGTGGTAAATTAAGACTATATAATGAAATGCAACAAGGTTTAGACGGTAGACAAGAACATATTGAAAACCACCAAATTGCAGAAATAGAATTTAAACCAAACAGGTTGATTATATTTGATGGTAGAATACCACATGGTGCAGATGCACCCACATCATCTGCAAGATATATTGATAGAAGGTCTCTAGTTTTACGAGGAGACGAAGTAAGATTAGTAGACGAGGAAGAATTTTTTCATGCCAACGATAGAGTTTCACACATATAATAAAGAAACATTAAGGGACTTTAAACCAGTCCTTGCAAGTTCTATTCAGCCTGATTGGTGGAAACGTGCAAAGGCAGGAGAACTCACTAGAGGTATGGTTCAACAAACTATACGTTCATGTCCTGCAATGGACGATTGGTTAAAGAGTGGTTGGATACTTTTATCAAATAGAGATATACATGTAATAAATGGTATAGGTGGAGACGATAAAGGTAAAAAAACCTTTGCAACTTATGACCCACACGATAGTGGTTATAACTCCTCAAGTCACCCTATTACCCAAACTTTAGATGCATTTGAATATTTGGGTGAAGACAAACCAATTAAAGATGCATTTAAAATGAGAAACCCATGGAATATCAAAACACCTGAAGGTTATTCTTGTTTTTACTTAGACCCATTTTTATTTCAAAATAATCACTTTGCATGTTGGCAGGGTATAATCGATACCGACACTTTTAATGTTGGTATGGATAATGCACAAATTATATTTTATCCGAAAGTAGACCACTCTTTTGTAATACCAAAGGGAACTCCACTTTGTCAAATTATACCATATAAAAGAGAAAAATGGAATGCATCCTATATAGTAAATACACATAAATCTTGGATAGACAATCGTGCAACTGGAACTTCAGAGTTTGATAGAACAGTTCCAACTAATAAATCTATGCAAGAGTGGAGTCAATTAACAGAATTTGATGAAAATAGTGTAAAGGAATTTGGTGCATATCGTAGAAGAGGATATTGGAAACCGAAAGGTAAACTATATAAGGAAGATTCACCACCACCTGAATGTCCTTTTCACAATAAAGAAGAATCAGAAGAGACACAATTGGAGTTTGATTTCGATGTCCGTTAGATTATTATTTCCAACTTACGTATTTGAAAGAGATTTACTAGACTCCAATCTAGATGAAAACCGTGGAATAGACCAAAACTACTTAGACCTTCTTGTAGATACTATGGATGGTATGAGAAGAAAAGACCCACAAGGTAGAAAACTTTCAAATGCATATACTGGATGGCAATCACATGATGGTTGTGAGTCTAATCCTGCATTTCAAAAATTAATGAATAGAATACAAACTACATTCTATGACGAAGTATGGCCTTTCCATGGATTAGACCGACACAAAGCACAAATGCATATCGGTAATTCATGGGCGAATATTAATGACCACCTTGCATGGAACAAACCACACTTACACAATGGTTGTTGGTATAGTGGTGTGTTTTATATAAAGGCAGACGGTGATGAAGGTCATATAGAAATGATTGACACTCATCCAAAAGTAGTTGCAGATTTTCCAAACTCACCTAGAACTGCAACAAGTAAAGGATTTGAACCAAGAAGTGGTAAACTTATTTTATTTCCAAGTGGTCTCATGCATATGGTTGAACCAAATCCTACTCAAAAAGATAGATATAGTATTTCCTTCAATATCGAAATGAAGTACACTTCACCTGATGGACATAGTGGTAATATAAACAATTATAATGATGATGAATTTGTCTATAACATTCGTCCAAATGGAGACATTATAACCGATTAACTATTCTAAATAGTAGTATGGAAATAGTAATCGATACACATCTACTTTGGAATCTCTTATTAACATTCGTTCTAGCACCTTTAGGATTTCTAGTTCGTAGTATTTTATCTGAACAAAAGAGACTTGATATCCTTGTAAACAAAACTAGAGAAGAACTCGCTAAAGAATATGTCACAAGAGACCAAATTGAAGCAGACTTTGAAAGAATAATGGCTACTATGACTAGAATAGACGAAAAAATAGATAGACTCCAATCTAAGACTTACTTCCAAGAATAGGTTCCCAATTAGTATAAATAGTAGTAGACACAAATTTACTACAGGAATATTATGGCATCACCAAATTCAAAAAGTACATTAAAAGAGTATATTAAGAGGGCTCTTGGTGCTCCTGTTCTTGAAATTAATGTAGATGACGACCAATTGGATGATAGAATTGATGAAGCACTACAATACTTTCATGAATATCATTACAATGGTAATATTAAGACATATTTAAAACACCAATTAACTGCAGAAGAGATTACATCTTTTGGGACAAATGATACCCTTACAGGTTCAACAAGTGGAACACAAGCGATTGCAGGACAATCATATGGTGAAAGTAAAAGTTATATTACACTACCTGAACATGTTATAAGTGTTCTTAGAGTTTTTCCTTTTCATTCAGGTCAAACTTCAAGTATGTTTGATATACAATATCAATTAAGATTAAATGACCTATGGGATTTAACTTCAACCAGTATTCTATATTACTCACAAGTTCAACAACACATAAAACTAATTAATGATATGTTGGTTGGTCAAGTTCCTATTAGATATAATGCACATCAAAATAGATTATATTTAGATTACACAACTGCGAAGTTAAGTGCAGGAGAATACATTATAGTTGAATGTTATAGGAAGATAGACCCAACAGATTTTACAGATGTATACAACGATATGTGGTTAAAGAAATATGCAACTGCTAAAGTAAAATATCAATGGGGGGAAAACCTCTCTAAGTTCCAAGGTATTGCACTGCCTGGTGGTGTGACACTTGATGCACAACAAATTAAAACAGAAGCACAAGAAGAGATTATAAGATTAGAAGAAGAATCTAGACTGAATTTTGAAATGCCAGTCATGGATTTAATGGGATAGATATATGCCAACAAACGTTTTTTTCAACCATGCAGTCAATACTGAACAACACCTTTATGAGGATTTAGTTGTTGAGTCTCTTAGAATGTATGGACATGAAACATTTTATCTACCAAGAGAGATTGTAGAGGAAGATTCTATTTTAGGTGAAGACGTACAATCTAAATTTGGTGATTCATATAGTGTTGAAATGTATATAGAAAATACAGACGGGTTTGAAGGAGAAGGAGACCTATTCAGTAAGTTCGGTGTACAAGTAAGGGATACTGCAACCTTTATTATATCACTTAGAAGTTGGGAGAGATTTATTTCGTTAGATTCAAACCTTGCAACTTCTCTAAGACCAAACGAAGGTGATTTAATACACTTTCCATTAAGTGGTTCTTTGTTTGAAGTTAAATTTGTAGAACATGAAAATCCTTTCTATCAAGTTGGTAAATTATTTGTATTTAAACTGCAATGTGAATTATTTGAATACAGTGGTGAAGACTTTGATACTGGTAATATAAACATAGACCTAGTAGAAGACCAACAAGCATATACTATAGAAATGACAATGAACTCGGGTGGAAGTGGAATTTACTATGCAAATGAAAACCTTACTCTTAACAGTGCAGTTGTTGGAGAGGTTGTATCATGGTCACCTGATGACAGAAAACTTACAATTAAAGATAACACTACAACACTTCAAGTCGGTGATACTCTTGTTGGTGCAACAGATGGTGCATCGTATACAATCGGTTCAATTACAGATATCCTTACAATGTCTAACGATGGTAATTCACAAAATAAAGAATTTGAAGATAAAGCAGATAACTACTTAGACTTCTCGGAGACAAATCCTTTCGGTGAGGTCACATAATGTTTGGTACATTTTTTTATAATGAAACTACAAAACGTGCTGTCTCCATTTTTGGAACACTATTCAATAATATTACAGTAAAGAAAATCAAAGAAGATGGGACAATTTTAACTGAACAAAAAGTTCCTATATCATACGGCCCTAAACAGAAGTTTTTACAGAGACTTGCAGAAGAACCCAATCTAACTGATGGTAATAGAACTGCAATATCATTACCTAGAATTGCATTCCAAATTACAGGATTTGAATACGATGCAACAAGACAACAAAATAAATTAATTAGACACCAAAAATCTACATTAGAATCAGACGGAACTAATCGTTCTTATCAATATCAACCTGCACCTTATAACATTACATTTAGTTTAAGTATTCTTGCAAAGAATATGTCTGATGCATTGCAAATTGTAGAACAGATTTTACCATACTTCCAACCCGAATATACAGTCACTATGAAAATGATTGATTCTATGACCGACTATAGAGACGTTCCAATTATATTGAATAGTGTAAATATGGAAGACCAATACGAAGGAACTTTTGAAGAAAGAAGAGTTATTGAATATACATTAGAATTTACAATGAAACTCAATTACTTCGGCCCTGTTTACACTGGTAGTGTAATTAAAAATGTAATCGAAAGAGATTATATAAACAGTGCAACAGGATTATTTACAACAAGTCAGATAGATGAATCAGGTCTAGTGAAAGAAGTAAAACACTACGAACCTGCATTTGGTGAAACTGCAAACGTAGTTTCTAGTTCTACTTCAGTGACTTTTGATACTGCAATAAATAGTAAGATAAGTGTAGGAGACGAAGTGTTTGGAACAAACTTATCAACAAACCCAACTGTTTCCTCTATTGCAAGTGATAGACTTTCAGTAGTTTTAAGTAGTGCAGTGACTATAAGTGAAGACACTGTATTGAAATTTGTAGGTTCTGTAGACCCAGGCGATACATTCGTGGTTGCAGAAACCGTGACTTTTTATGATGACGGCGCACCTTCAACATTTAGTGAAGATAAGGTGACCGATGCAAGTTAATTATGACAAAAGATATAGATTCAAAATTAAATGATGTCTTGGATATCTCCTCTGAAATAAAAGAGAAGACTACACAAGTAATCAAAAAACCCCCTCAATCTGATAACATACAGACTGATTACAAATATACTAGAGAGAACTTATACGGTCTTGTTGAAAGAGGACAAGATGCGATTGACGGTATCTTAGACGTTTGTAGGGAGACGGAAAACCCTCGTGCATACGAAGTTGCAGGTCAGTTAATAAAGACCGTAGGTGAGACTGCAGAGAAATTATTAGACGTTCAAACCAAATTAAAGAAGTTAGAAGACGAAAACGGAAGTGTAAAAACACAACACAATCACTTATATGTTGGTTCAACTTCAGAATTGCAAAAGTTTCTAAAGAAATCAAAACAAGATGACTCTAAATAAAAACGAAGGATATCTAGGTAATCCACTCATAAAAAGAGCGGGAATAGATGTTCAATATGATAAGAAACAGTTAGATGAATACATGAAGTGTTCTAATGACCCCTGTCATTTTATTGAAAACTATACGCAAATTATATCATTGGACGAAGGTATGGTTCCTTTTAAACTTCGTGGTTATCAAGATAAACTAATAAAACACTATGACCAATCTCGTTTTAGTGTTGTTCTTGCATCACGTCAGAGTGGTAAATCAATTACATCTTGTGCATACCTATTATGGTTTCTACTATTTCACCCCGAAGTGACTGTTGCTATACTTGCAAACAAAGGTGCAATTGCAAGGGAAATGATTGCACGTCTTGTCACTATGTTAGAAAGTGTACCATTTTTTTTACAGCCTGGTGTTAAGATTCTTAACAAAGGTTCGATTGAGTTTGCAAATGATAGTAAAGTTGTTGCAGCCGCAACTTCTTCAAGTTCAATTCGTGGTATGTCAATCAATTTACTATATCTCGATGAGTTCGCATTCGTAGACGATGCAGAGACATTCTATACTGCAACATATCCCGTGGTCACGTCAGGTAAAGACTCGAAGGTAATCATTACCTCAACTGCAAACGGTGTAGGTAATATGTTTCACAAGATATACGAATCTGCAATACATGAACAATCTGAGTATAAATCATTCACAATCAACTGGTATGATGTGCCAGGCAGAGACGAAGAATGGAAGAAAGAGACCATTGCAAATACCTCAGAAGCACAATTTGAACAAGAGTATGGAAACTCTTTCTTAGGAACGGGTTCTACACTTATTAATAGTAATACACTATTAGGTATGAGAGCAATAGAATCCGATTGGGTCAAAGACGGTATTAGTCTATATAAGAGACCAGTAGATAATCATATTTACATATGTACTGTTGACGTATCACAAGGTAAAGGACTAGACTATTCTACGTTTACAGTTTTTGATGTCACAAATCAACCTTTTGAACAAGTGTTGGTGTATAGAGATAACACTACTTCACCTATGTTGTTGGCAGACATAATTAATAAATATGTAAGACCATATAATGAAGCACTTGTAATAATAGAGAATAATGCAGAAGGTGCTATGGTCGCACAACAGTTGCACTATGATATAGAGTACCCTAATGTCTTTACACAAGGACAAACAAAGGCAGAAGATATCGGTGTGACTATGAACAAACGAATTAAAAGAGTAGGTTGTTCAACATTAAAAGAAATTACGGAAGAAAATAGACTAACGATTGTAGACCGTGCAACCATTACTGAAATGATGACCTTTGTGATAAAAGGGAACTCATATGAAGCAGATAGGGGTTATAATGATGATTTGGTTATGAATTGTGTATTATTTTCATGGTTTATCACTACTGATTATTTTGTCCATCTAACTGATAAGAAAGTAAAAGACTTATTATACTCAGAACAACAGAAGTTGATTGAGGATGATATTCTTCCTGCAGGGGTTTTTGGGTCTCAACAACAAGAAGAACAAGAAACTTTTGTAGATTCTACAGGGGATAGGTGGTTTACAGTTGTTTAAAATATATTCGTTAGAGTTATTAAAGTTATAAATATATCAAGTAAAACTAACTTTTTACATTAACAGGAGTAAAAGTATGGCATTTCAAGTATCACCAGGCGTACAGGTCAAAGAGGTTGACCTTACAAATGTTGTTCCAGCCGTTTCATCGACAACAGGTGCATTCGCTGGTTCATTTCAATGGGGCCCTGTTGATGAAGTAATAACAGTTTCAGATTCAAAAGGATTGAATAGTGTATTCGGTAATCCTGCAAATACAGATGCAGGTTCAGAAGATTATTATACTGCAGAATCTTTCTTAAAATATGGTTCTTCATTGAGAGTGGTCAGATTAAATTCAACAGGATTGTATTCCGCTAATGCACTTGGTTCATCTACAACATTATTAAAAAATAATGAACAGTATATAGAGGACTATAGAGATGGTTCACAAGCTGCAACAGTAGGTGTATGGGTATCAAAATATGGTGGTGAATTAGGTAATTCACTAAGAGTGGAACTTTGTGGTTCTTCAAACGCATATTTCAATGACGTTGTCACTGCAACTAATAGTGTTGACGGTGATTCAAACCCAGTAGACCTTGCAGTAGGAACATCTACAATTCCAGTTGACGATTCTTCAGTATTCCAAGTTGGAGATATCATTAAATTCGCAGGACATAGTCAGGAGTATAAAGTTTTAACTTTACCTGATGGTGCGAACATTACTATAGAAACTATAGGAACACCTACAAAAACAGGTTTAGTACAAGTAGTTGGTGACGGTGTAAATATCGATAGATATTGGAAACACTACGCTTTATTCGATAAAGCGCCAGGGTCATCTGCAAACGCAGTCAAAGTTAATGCATCAAATGACGAAGCACACATAGTCGTTGTTGACGAAGATGGTGCAATCTCAGGTGTGCCAGGTGAAGTGTTAGAAACATATGGTTTCGTTTCACTTGCATCAGACGCTAAAGATGAACAAGGACGTTCAAACTACTACAGAGACGTAATTCAAAGAAGTTCAAACTATGTGTATTGGAGTGGACACTCAACATCTACTCACGCATCTGCAACAGAATCAAGAACACTTGCAACAGTAGCAGGTGGAACTGCATTCGGTTTACCTAACTTACCTTTAGCAACATCATTAACTGGTGGTGCAAACGGAAGAATAGGAACTGCAGGTCAAATTACAGATGCATATAACACACACTTCGGAGATGCAGAAACAATAGACGTTTCATTAATCATCATGGGTTCTGCAAGAACTGATAATGGTAGTGGAACAGAACAAGATATAGTCGCAGACCACAACACAATATTAAACGAGTTAATATTACTTTGTGAAAACAGAAAAGACTGTATGGTTGTTGCATCACCTAGAAAATCATCAATAGTAAACGTTTCATTAGAATCTACTCAAGTTTCTAACATTTTAACAGATTACACATCAGTATCATCATCATCATACGCAGTATTAGACAGTGGTTGGGTATATCAATACGATAGATTCAACGATAAGTATTGTTGGGTGCCAGGAAATGGACACACTGCAGGTATAATGGCGAGGTCAGACTTATTGAGTGATGCATGGTTCTCACCTGCTGGTTTCACAAGAGGTCAGTATTTAGGAATCACTAAACTTGCATTTAACCCTAAGAAGTCTTCAAGAGACGACTTATACCGTGCAAGAATCAACCCAATAGTGACGTTTGCAGGTCAAGGAACAGTATTGTTCGGAGATAAAACTGCATTAACAAGTCCTTCTGCATTCGATAGAGTGAATGTAAGAAGATTATTCATCGTATTAGAGAAAGCAATCGCAACTGCAGCTAAGTCTCAATTATTTGAGTTCAATGATGCATTTACACGTGCTCAATTTAGAAGTGCAGTAGAACCTTTCCTAAGAGATGTGAAGAACAGAAGAGGTTTAGTAGACTTCTCAGTAGTTTGTGACGAAACAAACAACACTGATTCAGTCATAGACAGAAACGAGTTTGTATGTTCAATCTTTGTGAAACCTGCTAAATCAATTAACTTTATCACTCTTAACTTCGTTGCCGCAAGGTCAGGAGTTGAGTTTGAAGAAATTTATAGTGCAGTATAACAGGAGTATATAAATGGCAACAATAGACCAATTTAAAGCACAATTAATCGGTGGTGGCCCACGTGCAAACAGATACAGAGTCTTTATACCTAGAAGTGGTGAAAAGATAGAGTTTCTATGTACTGCTGCTCAGATTCCTGCTGCTAATGTCAACGTTATCTCTGTACCTTTCAGAGGTCAAAATTTAAAACTCGCAGGAGATAGAACTTTTGATGACTGGACTATTACAGTGATAAACGACATAGAGTTTTCTTCTAGAACTGCTTTAGAAGCATGGCAGGAAGATATTGCATCATTGACAACAACAGATGCAGCTCTTAACACTGATTATCTACTATCACGTGCATTTGTAGAACAATTGCATAAAGATGATTCTGTTCTTGCGAGATATGAGTTCTTTAATATATTCCCTAATGTAATAGGAAATATCGCATTATCAAGTGACGAAGCTGCTGCTTTAGAAACATTTGATGTGACTTTCTCATACTCTCACTGGGATAGAGTTAAGTAATTAGTTGTGAATACTACCACAAATTGGTGGTATAAATATTAGTATGGAATTATTTGGGTTTGAAATCACTCGTAAAAAAGACGAGTTAAGAAATTTGGAGGCACCGAATGCAAAGTCATTCGTGCCACCAGTTGATGATGACGGTACTCCCGTTATTCAGCAACAGGCTGGATATATCGCAGGAGGTGCCTATGGTGCCTTTGTTGATATGGAAGGTGGTATCAAAAATGAGGCAGAACTCATTCGTAGATACCGTGAAACATCTTTAGTGCCAGAGTGTGACTCTGCAATTGAAGATATTGTTAATGAGTGTATCACATCTGATGTTTCAGATAAGATTGTGACACTCGACCTCAGAGATGTTAAACTCTCTGATAGTATCAAAAACAAGATACAAGACGAGTTTAATCTAATCTTATCAATGATGAAGTTCAATCAGAACTCTCACGAAATATTCAGAAAATGGTACGTAGATGGAAGGATATACTTCCATAAGGTCGTTGACTCAAAAAGACCTAAATTAGGTATTGTTGATTTAAGAAATATCGACCCATTAAAGATTAAAAAAGTTAGAAACGTAGAGAAAGAAAAAGACCCTAAAACAAAGATAGAAAGAATTAAAAAGGTCGAAGAGTTCTACATGTTCAACGACAGAGGATTTGATAAATCTTCTGCATCGGAAGGAACAACAGTTAAAATTGCACCTGAAGCAGTATCATATACAACTTCAGGTTTACTAGATTACACTAAGAATGTTGTAATCGGATATCTGCATAAAGCATTGAAGACTGCAAATCAGTTATCAATGATGGAAGATGCACTTGTAATCTATAGGATTTCACGTGCTCCTGAAAGAAGGATATTCTACATTGACGTAGGAAACCTTCCAAAAGCAAAAGCAGAACAGTATCTTGCAGACGTTATGAACAAGTATAGAAATAAACTTGTTTACAATGCAGATACAGGTGAAATCAAAGATGATAGAAAACATATGAGTATGTTGGAAGATTTTTGGTTGCCTAGAAGAGAAGGTGGTAGAGGAACAGAGATTACTACCCTGCCTGGTGGACAAAACCTTGCAGATATAGATGATATCGAATACTTCAAGAAGAAGTTATATCAATCTCTTAATGTCCCATCTTCTAGAATGGAAGCAGACAATGGTTTTAACATGGGTCGTGCATCCGAAATTAATAGAGATGAACTTAAGTTTAATAAGTTCACAAACAGACTTCAGAAGAAGTTTGCAAGAGTTTTCATAGACATTCTTAGAACTCAATTAGTTCTTAAAGAAATTGTCTCTGTAGAAGAATTTGATAAAATCAAAGAATTCATGCAGTTTAATTATGCAACCGACAACCACTTTACAGAGTTGAAGGATGCAGAGATACTAAGAGAGAGAATAGATACTCTCGGACAAGTATCAGAGTATGTTGGTAGATATTACTCAAAAGACTGGGTTAGAAAATATGTTCTAATGCAATCTGAAGAAGATATCAAAATAATCGACAAACAAATTGAAGATGAAAAGGGTGACGCTGAAGAAAGTGAAGACGATTTTGGGAGATTTTAATAAATGAGTAGTGAAATAGCAAAACAAATAGTAGACCAAATAGAACAAGGTCAATTGAATGATGCAAAAGATAGTATATCTCAAGGTATCAAACAGAAAGCCGCAGAAGTAGTAGACATGAAAAGAGTCGAAATGCAGGTTGATTGGGTCGATAACGAACCAAACGAACCAACAGGTGAGTAATGAAAAGTTTCTCTTCTGTTTTAAATGAACTAAATGAATCAAGGAAAGATATTCCTACAGGTTCATTTGAAGTAAAAAGAAAGTTCATTGAAATAGGAGAACAAAGATTTAACGTAGTATACACCTTAAAAAATGGTGAGTACAACATCAATATTGATGGTAATAAGTTAAACGAATCCTTTAAGAGTTTAAAGGATGCAGAACAAGAGTTTAATAATATCCGTTATGTAATGAAAGATTTGATTGAAAAGGATACAAATATAGAGGAAATTATCAATGAAATTAATATCAGAGTTTAACGATTACGAAGTTCAACCCGTAATAGTTGAAGAAAACGAGAAGGGTGAAAAAGAATACTTCATCGAAGGTATCTTTATGCAATCTGAAATTAAAAACAGAAACGGTAGAGTGTATCCTAAAGAAGTAATGCAGAAAGAAGTCAACAGATATAGAAAAGAATTTGTTGATAAGAAACGTGCATTCGGAGAGTTAGGACACCCTGAAGGGCCAACTATCAATTTAGACAAAGTTTCGCACTTAATCACGACATTAGAAGAAGATGGAAACAATTACGTGGGACGTGCAAAGATTTTAAGTACACCAAATGGTCAAATTGTGAGAAATTTGATTGATGACGGTGCAAAATTAGGAGTATCATCAAGAGGTCTAGGTTCACTAGAAGAAAAAGGTGGTGCTCAATATGTGAAAGGCGATTTTCAACTTGCAACTGCAGGTGATATCGTTGCAGACCCGTCTGCACCTGAGGCCTTCGTAGAAGGAATCATGGAAGGTGTTGAATGGGTTATGGAGAATGGTATATTAAAGGCAATTCAAGTAGAACAAATGCAGAAAGAATTACGTTCTGCAAGGTCTTCACAACTAGAAGAAACCAAATTAAACCTTTGGAAAAAGTTCGTTGAGAACCTATAATATATAAATAAATTAAGTAGTTCAATTAGAAACTAAACAGGAGAAAAAAATGGCAGAGTTAGAAAATAACCTAGAAACTATCGAGGAGAAGGCTGTAAAGCAACCTCACGATGGTGCTGAAAAAGGTGATTCAAAACCAGTCAAACAAGGTTCATCTGATGCTGAGTCAATAGAGTCAGGAAAAGTTGAAGTCGTTAAACCTGAAGAAAATCCTGTTGACAAAGCTGTTGCATCAGTTAAGTCTGCTGAAAATGTAAAACCTGTTTCAGGTGATGCACAACAAAAAAACGCAGATAAAGCAGAAGCACAACCAAAATTGAAAAAAGTTTCAGAGGATGAAGCTGAGTCTAAGAAAGACGAAGTAAAATCTTCAAAAATGGAATCAATCAAAGCTATCGTCAACAACATGAAGGAAATGACTAAGGAAGAAATCTCATCAGTATTGGGAACAATTTCTGAAAAAGAGGTTGACGAGAGTTTGACAAAAGCAGAAATCGCTAGAAAAGTAGTTGAGTCTTTAAAGTCTATGGACGAAGAAGCAGTTGCTGAAGTTTATGGGAAAATGAAGAAAAAAGATGATAAAGTAGAAGAAGAAGTTGCTGAAACAGAAGTTGAAGTAGACGAAGAAACTACTGCTGAATTAGAATCTTCATTAGTTGAAATCGAAATAGATGACGACCTATCTAAAATTTCAGAATCTTTAGAACTTTCAGAAGAAAATGCTGAAAAAGCAAAAACTATATTTAAAGCTGCTGTGACTTCTAAAGTTGCAGAAATCAAAGAACAACTTGAGTCTCAGTACTCAGAAGAATTAAAAACCTCAGTAGAGAAAGTTAAAGGTGACCTATCGGAAGCAGTTGACAAGTATCTATCATATTGTGCAGAAGAGTGGTCGAAAGAAAACGAACTCGCAATCGAAAGAGGTTTAAGGTCGGAAATGACTGAAAACTTTATCGAAGGGTTAAAAACATTATTCGTAGAACACTACGTTGATGTTCCTGAAGACAAGTATAATGTCATAGACGAACTTGCAAATCGTCTCGATGAGATGGAACAAAAACTTGACGGTGAAGTCACTAAGAATATTGACATCACTGAAGAGTTGGAAACTCTCAAAAGAGGCAACATTGTGAGACAAGCAGGTGAAGACCTAACTGAATCACAGAGAGAAAAACTAGTTTCACTTGCAGAAGGTGTGGATTATAAATCAGAAGAAGACTTCGCTGAGAAGATTTCTGAAGTTAAAAATGCATACTTCCCTGTAGAAGGTGAAAAACTAGTGGAAGATACAGTTGTTGAAGAAGGAACAGGAGTTATCTCTGAGGAATCAGACGAACCAATTCTTGCACCTGAAATCGCAACATATGCTAACGCATTATCAAAACTAAAACCATTAGGTTAATTTAAAGGAAATAAAAAATGTTTTTATCAGAAAACTTACAGGAAAAGTGGAGTCCAATTCTAGAACATTCCGATTTACCAAAAATCGAGGATAACTACAAGAAGGCTGTCACAGCAGTAATCCTAGAAAACCAAGAAAGAGCTCTTAAAGAAGATAGAGCAACTCTTGAAGAAGCTGCACCTTTAAATGCTACTGGAAGTGCGATATCTAACTGGGACCCGATTTTAATCAGTCTCGTTAGACGTGCAATGCCAAATCTCGTTGCTTACGACATTTGTGGTGTTCAACCTATGACTGGCCCAACAGGACTTATATTCGCCATGAAATCAAGATATCATGACGATGTAGACGCTGCTAGGACTGCAGAATCAGAAGCTTTATTTAATGAAGCTAGAACTGGTTATTCTGCAAACCCTCAGACAACTTCTACTTCTGTAGGTTCAGACCATTCAGGTGACCCATTTAACGGTTCATATGCATCTCAAACAGAAACAGGTATGACAACAGCTGAAGCAGAAGCTTTAGGTGATGCAGCTGGTAATCATTTCGCAGAAATGAGTTTCACAATTGAGAAAGCTACCGTGACAGCAGTTTCAAGAGCATTAAAAGCAGAATACACATTAGAACTTGCACAAGACCTTAAAGCAATTCACGGTCTTGACGCTGAGTCAGAACTTGCAAACATTCTATCATCAGAAATCCTTGCTGAAATCAACAGGGAAGTAATCAGAGGTGTTAACAACCAAGCTAAAACAGGTGCAGCTGCAACAGCTTCAGCTGGTACATTTAACTTAGACGTTGACGCTAACGGTAGATGGTCTGTTGAAAAGTTCAAAGGATTGTTATTCCAAATCGAAAGAGAATCAAACACAATCGCTAAAGAAACAAGAAGAGGAAAAGGAAACTTTATCCTTTGTTCTTCAGACGTTGCTTCTGCATTGTCAATGGCTGGTGTATTAGATTACACACCTGCTCTTTCAACAAACTTAAACGTTGATGACACTGGTAATACTTTTGCTGGTTTATTAAACGGAAGAGTTAAGGTATACATCGACCCTTATGCATCATCAGACTATATGACTGTTGGTTATAGAGGTTCTAATCCTTATGACGCTGGTTTATTCTATTGCCCATACGTTCCATTACAAATGGTTCGTGCAGTTGGTGAGAACACTTTCCAACCAAAAATCGGTTTCAAAACTAGATATGGTATGGTAAGTAATCCATTTGTTGGTTCAACACCTGCAAACGGTCTTGCTTCTGCAGGTACTAACCAGTACTTCAGAAAAATGGCAGTTTCTAACATTCTATAAGAATTTAGTAGTTCATTTAAAAGGGGTCTTTTTAGACCCCTTTTTTTATCTTGACTTTAATCGTTCAATGTCTAGGGAATACCCTATTCTTTACACCGTGTCCTTTACATGAGGCCTTACCCCAATTTTATTAAGGTCGATAGGTAGCGACCATACGGAAGTTCGTTTACCACACCATCCCAATTCGTCAAAAATTTCAAGTGCTTCTCTGTTCGGTTTCTATCCACAACTCACGATTATATGCCACGTCTTAATTGACTTTAACATTGTGGAACACCTTGTCTATACGGAACAACCTCTCACAACCATCTAATTTCCGTCTCGACTTCCTACTTTACTAGTATACTAAAAAAATATATGCATTGTCAAGTGTTATAAATACTAGTATAACGGAGATATTTATGACTGATTATGAAAAAACATTGAAAGTGATGGAAGGGCCTTGGGAATCAAAAGCATTTCCCAACGGTCAAGAAAAAAGAAGTGGTCTAATCAATAGAAAGATTGTCACACTATATCAAGAAGACGGTTATCTTTGTGAAGAAACAGTCACAAGAGAATATAGAGGTGATGATTACTTTGATACCACATCAACAAAGAGAGTATTAAAACTTGACTGAAATTAACAAATCATTACTTAACAATAATAACTTTAGATTATTAATAGATAAAGTTCCTACTGTTGAGTATTACGTACAATCTGTAAATATACCTTCGATGGTATTCTTAGAATCAATGATGCCCACTAGGGTAGGTATTGATGCATACTTTCCAGGCGATAAAGTCACCTTTAGTAATTTAAGTGTCACGTTCTTAGTTGACGAAGACTTAGAAAACTATAAAGAAATGTATGATTGGATGAACGCAATTGTTCCAATATCTGATTCTACAGATTATAAAGACTACGTAAATACTGATACACTTACAACTGGTGAGTTATCTAATATTAATGACGATTTGATACAATACTCTCAAATCACATTGGTGACAAACACTAATAAAAACTTACCAAATAAATTCTTCAGATTCTATGATTGTTTCCCAGTTGGGTTGGGAGAGATAGAATTGAAATCAGGTTCTGAATCAGAGACTGTGACTTGTACTGCAGAATTTAGATTTACTTATTTTGATATAAATACCACTAGTTAGAACACCCTTTTAGTGGTATAATAGTATATTATGACTTTAGATGAAATCAAAGAACTATGGGAAAAAGATTGTATAATCGATGATATCGAATTAGATAAATCTTCTCTTGAAGTTCCAAAACTACACGCAAAATACCAAGACTTACTTACAAGTAAGATACTTCTATTGAAACAACACGAATTTAAATATAACACTTTACTTAAAGATAAGTGGTTATGGTTTAATGGTAAAATGGATGAGGATAGAATAAGAGAACTTGGATGGAGTGATGACCCCTTTGATGGTCTTAAGATTATGAAAAACGATATGCAATTGTTTTTCAATTCAGATGAAGACCTACAAAAAGCAAAGGCAAAGATTGAGTATCTAAAAGTCACAATAGATTTTCTAAAAGAGTGTATGCAAAATATTACGTGGAGACACCAAACAATCAAAAATACCATTGATTGGAGAAAATTTATGGCAGGTCAATAATGATTCTAAGAAATTACCTTTGTGAAATTCCAAACTTTTTCACTGCAGAAGAAGTGCAAAAAATTCATAAGTATGCAAACACATTACCAGTAGATGAAGGTAGGGTTGGAGATAATAGAAATGATGTTGATGCAGATGATTCTGATTTCAACATAAATGATTCTATCAGACGTTCAACTGTAAAATGGTTTAAAAATGATTCTAGTCTAGAATTTGATATGATGGGTAAAATCCATGAAGGTCTAAGACAAGCGAAAGAAGTGAGTGGTTGGGAACACCAATATGATTATATAGAAAATCTACAATACACTATCTATCGAGAATCAACAGAAACAAAAGGTGACTTTTACACTTGGCACACTGATGCAGGTGATACATTATACGATAATGGAATGCACCGAAAATTAAGTTTTACAATTCAATTAACAGACCCTGATGAATATGAGGGTGGTCATTTCCAGTGGTTAGAACCACAAGGAGAATTTAATAGATTGGATTCTAATTTACAAGTTGATTTACATAATGCAGTGAGAACAGTTCCGTTCTCTTCAAAATCAAAGGGGAGTATGATTATATTCCCATCATTCCTATATCACCAAGTGACCCCAGTGTTAAGAGGAACTCGTATATCTCTAGTAGGTTGGTGTGTAGGAAGACCATATGTCTGATACAGTAAGAGTTTCTAAAATAGACGAAGTCTTTATGAAAGTCCATTGTGATAAGGGACTTGCAAGAGACTTGTTTGATTTCTTTTCTTTTACAGTTCCAGGCGCAAAGTTTATGCCTTCTTATAAAAATAAATTTTGGGATGGAAAGGTAAGACTCTTTTCAATAAAAACAAATAAGATATACATAGGTTTACTTCCATATGTAGATGAGTTTTGTAGAGAAAGAGGATATGACTTTGAGGGTGTAAATGATATCCTTGGAGATAAACAAAGAATAACTGATGAGGATGTTGATTACTTTATCAATGGTGACGACTTAGTTCCAGGCCTAGGACTTCCTTTTCAACCACGTGATTATCAGATAGATGCATTTAAAACTACAGTGCAATATGGAAGACAACTTTTATTGTCCCCTACTGCAAGTGGTAAGTCTTTAATTATCTACATGTTGTGTAGATGGTTTGAAGGTGAAATGTCTCTACCTAATTGTAAAACTATTATTATCGTCCCAACTACTTCACTTGTAGAACAGATGGCGAAGGATTTTAAAGAATATGGATATGATGAAGACATTTGTAAAATTTATAGTGGTCAACCTGTATTTCCTGCTAACATTACGATATCGACATGGCAGAGTTTTAGTAAAGCACCTAAAGAAGTCTTACAAGGATTTGACGTAGTAATAGGAGACGAAGCACACTTATTCAAAGCACAAACACTAAAAGGTATTCTTGAGAAAATGAAGAATACTGCAATACGTATAGGAACCACTGGAACACTAGACGGAACTGAAGTTCATAG